GGTTGTTCTTGGAAGGTATTGAATGGCGCCGACTTTGGTTGTCCACAGAATAGAGAGAGGGTGTTTATGATGTCCGTATTTGGTTTGACAAATAATGAAGTTGAAACAATTATGAGTGGTGTTGAGAAACATAAGAAAGATAGAGTTCCTATGAGACCATTCATCGAAAATGAGATTACAGAGGACTTATTTATCACTTGTGACATTACACCTAACCATCCCAAAAAAGATAGTGTGTGCAAACTTGTGGCAAGGAGAAACGATGTTAACTACGACCAAGCAAGACGAGTTTATTCGATTGATGGTTGTTCCCCTTGTTTAACAACAACTGGTTCACCACAGATTATGGTTGATGGAAGAATAAGAACTATCACAGGAAGAGAGGCTTACAGATTTATGGGTGTTAGAGAAGAAGATATTGATAAATTATTATCAACAAGTTTAACAACTAAGAACCACGTAGCTTTAGCTGGTAATTCCATTTGTGTACCAGTAATGGAAGCTATCTTTACAGAGTTTTTGGGTGAGTATATCTCACAAACAGAAGTAAAAAAATCGTTCACACAATTAAGTTTATTTTAAATGACAAGAACATTATTGGTCGATGGAAACAACCTCATGAAGATAGGTTTCCATGGTGTGAAAGATTATTATCATAATGGTAATCATATTGGGGGTATATGGCATTTCCTAAACACTATTAGAAGATTCATTGAAGAATATAACTTTGACAAGGCGGTAGTGTTTTGGGATGGCGAAGGAAATTCAAGTAAGAGAAAAATCATTTACCCCCAATATAAAGAAAACAGAATCCAAGAATCTAACGAGTTTAAGGTTCAATCATTTACCTATCAAAAAGAGAGGGTAAAACAATACTTGGAGGAGATGTTTATTCGTCAAGTGAACATAGAAAATAACGAAGCTGATGACTTAATTGCTTATTATTGTCAAATAGCGACTGACGAAAAGATTACCATTTTTTCATCGGATAAAGATTTAACCCAACTTATATCACAGAATGTTTCCATTTATTCACCATCAGCCAAGCAATTGTATAGTTTTGGTGATAAAATTAAACTTAAAGAACATGAGATTCCTCACAACAATATTTTAACATATAAAATATTAGCTGGAGATAAATCTGACAATATTGATGGAATATATTATTTGGGGGATAAAACTTTATTTAAATTATTTCCCGAACTACTTGAACAAGATGTAACAATTAACGATATTTTATCCAAGGCTGAAAATCTCCTCAAAGAAGATAAAGAGAATAACACACTCAAAAATCTTTTAACAGGTAAGACAAAGACAGGAATTTATGGGGAAGAATTTTTTCAAATCAACCAAAAGATTGTAGATTTGTCAGACCCATTGATAGATGATGAGGGGAGAGAGGTGGTTGAATTATATTATAAGGAAACACTTGACCCCGATGGAAGAGGACATCGAAATCTAATTAAAATGATGATGGAAGATGGATTCTTCAAGTTCTTACCAAAAGGAGATGATGCTTGGGTGAACTTCTTAAAACCCTTTTTAAAACTAACAAGAAAAGAAAAACACAATTTTAAAACAAAAAAGTAAAAACAATGAGAGAGCAAGACATTACCAAATTGGAGTTCTTAATGATGGTTAACGACAACATCATAGTTCAAAGATACTTCAATGTTAGAGATTACAATCCTGATGCAAGAAATTCAGTTGATTTCAAAGAGTATATGGATGATTTAATCCATAACTTGAATTATCAACTTAAGATGAAAGCTGTGAGTTATTTGTTGGAGAATCAATATGATATCACAAACAAACCTGACATCCTTAATACCTCCTATGTAGATGGCCCTGAGTACTTTAACATTTATTTAAAACAAGGGGACAAGTTACTTTGTCATAGAAGATTTGACGCTAAAATCTACCCTCCAAAGATTAGATACACAGTTGACATCAGACAAACAATCAAAGGAATTTTATCAGAATTAACTAGTTTATTTTCAGCAAGAGACCTTTCTTTTGATTATCTTGGACTTAATACAAGAGTGTAATATTTATTCATACAACAAATTTAAACTATGTCATCTAACAAAAATTTTGATTATTTAGGGAGCTCATTTCAGATACAACTACTTAATCAAATTGTGGTAGATAGTACCTTTTCAAGGTCAATAATTGATGTAATAGAACCTAATTATTTCGAAAACAAATACTTCAAACTCATCATACAGATGATTAAAGAGTATAATCAAAAGTGGGACTCAGTGCCCACTTTTGACACATTGGAACAAATCACAAAATCTGAGTTTCAACAAGAACAAATTGCTAAAGTAGTAATTGACACACTTAAGAAAATTAAGGATGCACCTATCTCTGGTGGGGATTTCGTTCAAGAGAAAGCGTTAAAGTTCTGTAAACAACAAGAGTTACAAAAAGCTATCACTAAAGCACAAAAAGTAATTGATGGGGGTGAGTTCGAAAACTACGATACCCTTGAGGAAATGATTAGAGATGCCCTACAAGTGGGTATCAATGAAAACGGAATGCTGAGTGTATTCTCAAACTTGGATGATGTACTAAACGAAGATTTTAGACACCCAATTCCTATGGGTATTGGTGGTATCGATAGATTATTAAAAGGTGGTTTAGCTAAGGGTGAGATTGGTGTTGTTTTAGCACCAACAGGTGTGGGTAAATCAACATTCTTGACCAAGATTGCAAATCACGGATTTAACTTGGGTTATAATATTCTCCAAATATTTTTTGAAGATAATCCCAAGGTTATTCAAAGAAAACATTTTACATTATGGACTAAAATCCATCCAGATGATATGTCTAATAAGAAGGAAGAAGTAATGACAAGAGTTAAGGAGATTGAACAAAAAATGGAAAATCAACTTATCTTGGAAAAACTTCCCTCTGATACAATGACAATGACACAAATCAAAAATCTTGTAAGAAAAAAGATTGCTGATGGATGTAAAATTGATATGATTTTATTAGATTACATCGATTGTGTTGTACCTGAGAAAAACTTGGGTGATGAATGGAAATCTGAGGGTTCAGTTATGAGAGCATTTGAAGCAATGTGTCACGAATTGAACTTGGTAGGATGGACAGCAACACAAGGTAATAGAAGTTCTATTTCTGCTGAGGTTGTAACAACAGACCAAATGGGTGGTTCTATTAAGAAAGCTCAGGTGGGTCATGTGATTATATCAGTGGCAAAAACATTACAACAAAAAGAGATGAAATTAGCAACAATTGCGATTACAAAATCAAGGATTGGTGATGATGGTATTATCTTCGAAAATTGTAAGTTTGATAATGGAATGTTGGATATCGATACAGAATCTTCGGTAACATTCTTGGGACACGAAGAACAAAAAGAAGAAAACAATAGACAAAGAATTAAAGATTTATTAGAAAAAAGAAAACAAAGAGAAAACACAAATTAATTATGACAGAAAAAATATTAACAGAAAATCCCAATCGTTTTGTGATTTTCCCAATCCAATACCACGACATTTGGGAATACTACAAACAACATCAGGCTGCGTTTTGGACAGCTGAAGAGGTGGATTTGAGTGGTGACATCAGAGATTGGCAAAACTTATCAGAGAACGAACAATACTTCGTTAAAAATGTATTATCATTCTTTGCTGCATCTGATGGTATTGTTAATGAGAACTTAGCTGAAAACTTTTACAGAGAAGTACAATACCCCGAAGCGAAATTTTTCTACGGATTTCAATTGATGATGGAAAATATCCATTCATTAATGTATTCTTTGTTAATTGATACTTATATATCCAACCCTGATGAAAAGGATGAATGTTTTAATGCAATCGATAGATTACCCGCAGTTCAAAAGAAAGCTAAGTGGGCATTAGATTGGATTGAAAAAGCGTCATTCCAAGAAAGATTGGTTGCATTTGCTGCAGTAGAAGGTATATTCTTTTCAGGTTCATTCTGTTCTATTTTCTGGTTGAAGTCAAGAGGAATTATGCAAGGACTTTGTAATGCAAACTCCTTGATTTTTAAAGATGAAAACCTACATTGTGATTTCGCAATTCACTTGTTGAATAATCATGTTGAGAATAAACCAAGTGAAAAAAGAATAAAAGAAATATTACTTTCTGCTTTGGAAATTGAAAAAGAATTTATCACTGAATCACTACCTATATCATTAATCGGTATGAACTCTAACCTTATGAAACAATATTTGGAGTTTGTTGTTGATGGTTTATTGGTTAAGTTGGGATGTAGTAAACAATTCAATGTAGAACAACCATTCAAGTTTATGGAACAAATTGCAGTAGAAACAAAAGGTAATTTCTTCGAATCAAGAACGGTTGAGTATCAAAAAGCAAAACTTAACGAAACAATTTCATTCACAGACGATTTCTAAAATTATTATTATGTCATTAAGAATTCAAAAAAGGGATGGGGATGTTGTGTCCTTTAATCCAACAAAAATACAAAACAGAATTAAAAAAGCCAGTAAGAACTTAAATGTAAACTCAGACCAGATTTTCATTAAGGTTATTACTTCCGTACCAACAGAGGGTGTAATTTCAACAAAACAATTAGATAAGTTGATTTACGAGATTGCTGCATCATATACAGGTAGCCACCACGATTATTCGAGGTTGGCTTCTTCTGTTGCAATATCTTCATATCACAAAGAAACAAATGAAAGTTTCAGTGAGACGATGAAGTCATTAGCTGATATGGGTATTGTTAATAAAGAATTGATTGATATGATTGATTCCTATGGGGATTTGAATATCGATGAAGTTATCAATCACGAGAATGATTATAACTTTGATTACTTTGCTTGGCGTTCATTATTTGAAATGTACTTGTTAAAAACACCAGAAGGTGTAACTGTGGAAAGACCCCAACATATGTATATGAGGGTTGCTTTATGGGTAACAAAATCATTTGATGAAGCTGTAGAATACTACAAGTCATTATCAAATCAATTAATTTCTCCAGCAACACCAATTATGATTAATGCTGGTACAAAGATTCCTCAATTAGCATCTTGTGTACTACATTATAACAATGATGACTCAAGAGGAGGTTTGTTAGCAACAATGAATGATATCTCTACTTATTCTGCTGACGCTGCAGGTATTGGTCTTTGTATGTCAAATATTAGAAGTAAGGAGAGTAGATTGAGTACATCAGGTGGTTTTGCTGGTGGATTATTAAAATATCTTAAGATTGCAAATGAATCACTAAGATTCTTTAACCAACAAGGTAGAAGACCAGGTTCTGCCGCAATTTATCTTGAACCTTGGCATAAAGATATCTTTGACTTGTTGGACATTAAAAAGAATACAGGTGCGGAAGAATTAAGAGCAAGAGATTTGTTCACAGCTCTATGGATTCCTGATAATTTTATGAGAGCCGTAAAAGAGGGTGGTGATTGGTATTTATTCTGCCCTAACGATATTAAAAAAGCTGGTCTAAAACCATTACAAGAATGTTTTGGTAGTGAGTACGAAAGTGTTTATGAACAAGCGGTAAATTTAGGTTTGGGTAAAAAAGTAAAAGCAACAGATGTTTGGACTAAGGTAATTGAATCTCAAATTGAGACTGGTGTACCTTATCTTTGTTCTAAAGATAATGCTAACAACAAAACTAATCATCAGAACATTGGGGTTATCAAACAATCAAATCTTTGTAACGAGATTTACCAATTTACTGACGAGAAAACTACAGCTATCTGTACTCTATCTTCAATGGTGTTGAAAAACTTTGTAAAAGATGGTGAGTTTAATTTTAGACTTCTTTATGAAGAAACAAGAAAGGTTGTTAGAGCCCTTAATAAAGTTGTTGATATTAATAACTATTCAACTTCAAAAGGTGAAAAGGGTGGTAAAGAACAAAGAGCAATTGCAATTGGAACTCAAGGTTTAGCGGATGTATTCTATCTTATGGATTATGAGTTTACTTCAGACGAAGCAAAACAACTAAACAAAGATATCTTTGAGACAATTTATTTTGCCGCAATCACCGAAAGTAATAGGTTGGTAATTGATGGTGATTATAAACCATATGATTTCTTCGATGGTTCACCAATGTCACAAGGACAATTCCAATTTGATATGTGGGGATTAACAGAATCTGATTTATCAGGTAGATGGCCTTGGGAAATATTAAAGTCAAATGTTAAACAATATGGTATTTGTAATTCATTGTTTACAGCACAAATGCCCGTAGCGAGTTCTGCTAAGATTACTGGTTCATATGAAATGACTGAACCTGCTCACTCAGCAATCTTCAATAGACGAGTAGTTGGTGGTGAAATTATGATTGTTAACAAGTATCTTATTAATGATTTTGAGAAACTTGGTATTTGGGGTGAGGATTTGAAAAATGAAATTATATACAATGAAGGTTCGATTCAAAATATTAATTTCAACAACTACTTAGACCCTGAAGACAAAAAGTACAATCAAAAAGTTAAAAGAATTGAACACTTGATTAAGAAGTACAAAACGATTTGGGAAATATCACAAAGGGAGTTGATTGATATGGCAGCAGATAGAGGACCTTTTATTGACCAATCACAATCAATGAATATTTATATGGGTAATCCTACTTTATCGAAGATTACTTCATCTCACTTCCACGCTTGGCAAAAAGGTTTAAAAACTCTTTGTTATTATGTGAGAACAAAAGCAATCTCAACAGGAGCAAAACACTTAGCTATGGATATATCAAAGATGGATAAACCAAAAGTAACACCAACATTACCACATGTTGAACCTATAACAAACAAACCAACTGATTCACCATTTGAATGTTTTGGATGTTCATCTTAAAAAATAAGAATCACGACTTTATGTCGTGATTTTTTGTTTTATGGTATTTATAGAAAAAATGTAGGATATATATTTATTATTATGGCTGATGGTAAAACATATGGTATAAATTTTCCCTTTTTGGACTCAAGTTTGGGAACTTATTTCGACTTATCACAAACAAGTGATCAAGAAATAAGGAGTAATTTAGTACATCTATTATTAACAAGAAAAGGTACTAGGTATTATTTACCTGACTTTGGAACTCGTCTTTACGAGTATTTGTTCGAACCTTTGGATGGTCCGACTTTTTCAGATATTGAATCTGAAATTAGAGAGACAGTTTCTGAGTTTATACCAAATTTAACAATCACAAACATAACCATTAAACCAGCCTCAGAGGGATTGGAGGATAAAGGTTTTTATATAGACCAAAATGATAAAAAAACTTTTAGAGTTCCAGGAATCGGACAAAAGGAACACACAGCAAACATAAAAATAGATTATATCGTAACAGATTCCGCTTTTAACCAAAGTGATTTCGTTATAATTAACGTATAATAATATGGCAAACAAAAAAATATCATATACAACCAGAGACTTTGCTTCGATTAGAACGGAGTTAATTAATTTCACCAGAACTTACTACCCTGATGTTATTGATAACTTCAACGATGCCTCAATATTTTCTGCTTTACTAGATTTGAATGCTGCTGTAACAGACAACTTACAATTCAATATTGATAGAAGTATTCAAGAAACAGTATTACAATTTGCACAACAAAGAAGTTCGATATATAATATAGCAAGAACCTATGGTCTCAAAATACCAGGTCAAAGACCATCAGTAGCCTTGGTTGATTTTTCAATAACTGTGCCTGCTTTTGGGGATGCTCCCGATTTAAGATATTGTGGTATATTAAGAAGGGGTTCACAAGTTAATGGTGGTGGTCAAGTGTTCGAAACAGTTTATGATATTGATTTTGCTTCAGCCGTAGGTGGTGATGGAACTCCAAATAGATTGACAATACCAAATTTTGACGCTAATAACATTCTTTCAAATTATACAATTACGAAAAGAGAAACCGTCGTCAATGGTGTTACCAAAGTATTCAAAAGAACAATAACAGCTTTAGATGTAAAACCTTTTTTTGAATTATTTTTACCTGATAAAAATGTTTTGGGTATTACAAGTGTTTTATTAAAGGATGGTACGCAATACGCAAATGTTCCATCCAACCAAGAGTTTTTAGGTGCTGACAATAGATGGTATGAAGTACAAGCTTTAGCCCAAGATAGAGTTTTCATTGAAGACCCAACAAAGGTTTCTGACAACCCAAGTATAAAAGTTGGGATATATAGACAAGTTAATACTAAGTTTATTTCTGAGTTTACCCCTGAAGGTTTTTTAAAAATGACATTTGGTGGTGGTAGCCAATCAGCTGATGAACAACTAAGAGAATTTGCAAGGAATGGTTATAAACTTGATTTATATAAGTACTCAAATAATTTTGCACTTGGTAGTACACTCAAAGCCAATAGTACATTATTTGTTCAGTATAGAATAGGTGGTGGGACAGGAAGTAACTTGGGTGTGGGTGTTATAACAAATATTGGAAATATAGATTTCTTTGTTAACGGACCTTCGGATTCAGTTAATACAACCGTAGTCAATTCATTGAGTTGTAATAATGTAACTGCTGCAATTGGAGGTACAAATGTACCATCATTGGAGGAAGTAAGAAACTATGTTTCATATAATTTTGCAGCTCAAAATAGAGCTGTAACAATTAATGACTATGAATCAATTATTAGAACAATGCCATCACAATATGGAGCACCAGCTAAAGTAGGTATAACAGAAGAAAACAATAAAATAAAAATTAAATTGTTAACTTACGACACAAATGGGGCACTTACTGAAATAACTTCAACTACTTTGAAAAGTAATTTAGCAAACTATTTGTCGAACTATAGAATGTTGAACGACTACATCTCAATTGAAAGTGCAAATGTAATTGACCTTACCATTGATGTTGATGTTGTTTTGGATAATACTCAAAATCAAGGTCAAGTTATCACAACAATAGTTGATGACATAACAACATTCTTTAGTCCAGCCAACAGAGAAATGGGTCAAAATGTAAATGTGTCAGAGTTGAGAAGAATTATCCAATCACAAAATGGGGTTATATCAATTACTGAAATTAGATTTTTCAATAAAGTTGGTGGATTATATTCTTCATCACAAACTTCACAAAGATATCTAAATTCACAAACCAGACAGATTGAGTTAATCGATGACACTATTTTTGCTGAACCAACCCAAACTTATCAAGTTAGATTTCCTAATTCTGATATTAATGTTAGAGTCAAAAATTTCAAATCAACTAATTTCTCTTAGAGGTTTATTTAAACATCACATTACTTATTTTTTAATGAAAATAGCAAATAAACTATTTATCTTAAAAGTAGTAATTGATGTCAAACTCATATAGAATAAGAACCCAAGTTGGTGTAGATAAGTCAATAAATGTACAATTGGAACAAGATTTTGAATTTTTGGAGATTCTATCTTTGAAAATAACTCAAAGTCAAATTTATACTAGACAATGCTCTGATTATGGTGTTGTTGTTGGTAGACTTACGGCTAATGATGGATTCGGTATTCCAAATGCCAGAATTTCAGTATTTATTCCTCTATCTGACCAAGATCAACTAAATCCAATCATTTCTGATTTATATCCATATAGGTCATTAACAACAACAAATGACGATGGATTCAGATATAATTTATTACCGAAAACACAATCACATAGTGGTCATGTTCCCACAGGTAGTTTCTTCGATAAGGAACAAGTATTATTAGACCCAAATTACATTGAGGTATTTGACAAGTATTATAGATATACAACAATTACAAACGATAGTGGTGACTATATGATTTTTGGTGTTCCGTTAGGTAGCCAAACTATACATGTTGATGTGGACTTATCGGACATTGGTGAATTCTCTTTAGCCCCCCAAGATTTAATCAGAAATGGTATAGCAACTGAAAACCAAGTGGCTGGTAATAAATTTAGGAAATCAACAAATCTGAATGAACTTCCTCAAATAGTATCATTCAATAGGACATTAGAAGTTGTTCCATTGTGGGGTCAACCTGAAGTCTGTAGTTTAGGTATTACAAGAACAGACTTTGATTTAGCTACCGAAGCTAATGTTACAATAACTCCCACCGCTATTTTTATGGGATCTATTTTCTCAACTAATGACAAAGATTACCAAAGAAGAAATTGTAAACCGAAATCCAAACAAGGTGAATTGTGTAATTTAGTTGCTGGACCTGGTGAAATATTAGCTATAAGACAAACTATTTTTGAAGACGAAGTTGGAAGACCAATACTTGAAACATATGATTTAGAAAGTGGTGGACAAGTTATTGATGAAAATGGTGCGTGGTTAGTTGATGTACCTATGAATTTGGATTATGTAATTACTAATGAATTTGGAGAAAGAGTATTATCTAATGATCCGAAAAAAGGTATTCCCACAAAAGCAAAATATAGATTCAAAATAAAATGGAATCAATCACCAAAATTATCTGAAACAGTTAAAAGGGGATATTTTTTAGTCCCGAATGTTAGAGAATATGGTTGGACTAATGTTGGCGTTGACCCTAGATCATACTACGAACCAACAAATCCAAACTACGAAAGTTATTTAGCTTTTATTAAATCATATGCTTTCAGTGTTGATTGGAACGATTATGGATTGACTGGTACAACAATAGGTGAAGAAATGATTCAAAGTGCAATTAATTGTGAGGACAAATTTTACCCGATGATTTTCAACAAAGTTTATTCAGTATCACAATTAATCGATCAATATAGAAATGGATATTTACCCGACAGAATTATCTCAGTTAAAAATATTTTGGATGATACTTGTGAAAGTGATAATGTCAGATTCCCAACGAACGATACTGTTTATAGATTTGACCTCTTATATTTGTTATTTATTATCTTAATTTTTATTGCACGACCAATATTAAATATTTTTTTAATTGTGGCTCACTTGGTAGCTTATATTTTACAACAATTGGGAATTCCAGATTGGAGAAGAATAGCTAATATGGAAGTACCGAACTTGACATATCCTGAATGTGATTTGTGTGAATGTCAGGAAGGTAAACGCGCTTTAGGTCCCGGACCTACTGCAGCTGAATTAGCTTTTGATGTGAATCTTGGTTTGTCAGCATACATTTCACCATTGACACAATTTTCTTATTGGGATGGACCGATCACTCAAGGTTTATTTGGTATACAACAATTATTATCAGGTAATAACACACTCGGATTAAACTACGGTTCACCACAACTTGAAACTGTTTTTACAGATGGACCTGGTAACTCAACAGGTAAAGGTTTTACCAATTCATTACCATTATACGAAAGAATCAACCTCTTTAATGTCAAAGCTAAATATTTTGACCAATTAAATCAGTTTGTAAATCCGGGTGGAGGTTACAATAGAATCAAAGTCAATTTTGCCCCAACAGAGAATGGTTATTATGGGGAAACTTTTTATAATCAATACAATACTGAAAAATTGGGTGTTTTGGTATCAGGCGGAACTACATTCAACAATCCTGACCCAAACACATATTCGATATTAAATCCAATTCCTTTTCAAAATCAATTAGCTCAACCAACATCATCTTTAGTTTTAAATCCTTGGAATAGTGGTAGTAACACATATGTTGTTCCTGAAAATGGTACATACACAATAACATTAACAGTTAACGCATCATCTTATACTTCAGGACAGAAAAACTTTCATTTGGTAATCAATGGCACCACACAAGCCGCTCCATTTATTACTTTATTTCCAGCAAGTTCTGTACCACAAGGTTACACCTTATCAACAACTATAAATTTAAATTTAGGTAACACAATAGCTGTAGAATTACAACAAAAAGGTTTGCCCGCAAATATGACTTACACCTATCAATTACAAATAAGTGGAAGACCTTTTGGATACGGTAATTCGAATGAAAGATATCATTTGGATAATGTTATGATGTTGATGGTTAAACCTGATAAAATTACTGAATTGAGACCAGGTACGATACTAAGTTTCCAAAATCCGGAACTATCATCCGATGTCAATGTTACAGGTTATACAATAGTCAATCAATTTGGGAGTACATCATCTACTGGTACAACAAAAAACACCACAAGTGGTATTTTAGTACCATACGCGAACCCAAATGGAAGTGGTAACTGGTTCGGCCCGGGATTTCCTGGTGGACAAGGACAATCATTTTATCAAGTTACCCAAAACAATGTAATAAATGAACACAAATTTGCAATAGATATTGAATATTTTCAAGTTATCACAGCTATGACCGTTAACGACTATATTTCGGTATTACCACCGAATAATCTTAGTGATTCTTTGAATAGTCGAGTAATTAATGGTCATAGTTTGATTCATGTAGTTAATACAAGTGATTGTTGTTATAACACCAATTTCTGTGTATGGCCACAAGATACGATAACATTGAGAAACTTTAGAGAGTGGAGTGAACAAGTAATTGTTTTTATGGTTCGAGGTGTTGACCCTTATTCCGATAGAATTGAAATTGAATACGATTTGAGTAGATTGTTTGGGTATCCATTAGATAACCAAGGTAGACCAAACGGACCAGTTATAGTTAGAGGGTCTAATTATAAAATGAATATCCCAATCCAAGGTCGTTATAAATCTGTAAAACACTATGCAAATAGTACAAATGGTGTCGACCCAAATACAAATCAATTTTTATATTATCCATCATATAGATTTAGAGATAGTACAACAGGTAGTGCTAGGTATACTGGTTTTACCTCTAATTTACCAGCCTACTATTCATCCTTAGATGAAACAACACCAACTAACTTTTTTACTGGTGCTAACTTGTTAAGAGACACTTTGGATACTGGTACAGCAAATGTTTATGGTGGTAGTGGATATTTGAAAGTTATTGGTGCACCTATCAAACAAAATGGTTTGAATGTAAATGATGAAAGAAATTTGAGGAATGTGTTCCAAGTAACTTTAAGTAGAAGGGATGCTGTCCCTTGTAGATGGTTCACTTCTCAGAATAATGAGATATCCACTCTTGGTGGTTCACCAATATCACAGAATGTAGCCGCACCTACTGCTAGTGCACAGTGTAATCCTGGTGGTTTGGGTGTTAATGTTCAATTTTATAAGAATACTGGATATTTTCCAAACGAAATAGTAGATGGGGGTTCATATATGAGTGGTGAGATGGATAAAGAAAGAAATCTTGGTATATTTAGTCCCAATAGACAAGAATTAAGTTTTAAAACTTGGTACTATTCGCCAACATATGATGATACACAAAGAATGGGGTATCAATTCAACGCAATAGACGATAGAATTGTAATGCGTTCTGACAGATTACCAACTTCAACAAATACATTCAGAAATGGGGCTAATAGTTATGCTTGGCAGGCAAATATAAGTTTGAGTGTTTATATAATTTCTGATGATGGAACTTTCTTTAATGGCACTGGTTC